GGAAGTCTGCTCAAGTCCCTAGCTCCTAACATAGCCTCGGCTGCGGGTGGACCTCTGGCTGGTATGGCTGTTAAGATCGCTGCCTCTAAATTGGGAATGCCTAGTACAACCACCGCTAACGAGATTGAAGACCTTATCGAACGGGAGCCAGACAAAGCGGTTATCGTAAAGCAAGCGGACGCTGAGTTTAAGAATCGCATTAAAGAGATGGAGATTGACTTAGAGTCATTTAAGACTGAGGTTGAAGACCGTAAAGATGCACGAGCGGCTTTTGCCACAGACCTAACTCCTAAGCTCTTTTCTGTACTGACACTTATTCTGTATGGCGCGTTTGTGCTTATGGTAACGATGATGCCTCACGATCAAAATGACGAGACAATTATTAGTTTAGTGCTCGGCCAGTTATCCGGGATATTAGGTACGGCAGCAGCGTTCTATTACGGCGGGTCTAGTGGAAAGAAGTAAAATGCAGAAGTTAATTGATATGCTAAAACGTCACGAAGGTGAGGTTAAGACTAATGGACGACATTTAATCTACAAATGCCCTGCTGGTTTTTATACCCTCGGTATAGGACGCAATGTAGATATGAACAACGGGCTGGGTTTGTCTGACGATGAGGTCAACTACCTACTTGAGAATGACATAGAACGTGTTATCAAAGAGTTAAGCTCAGAGTACCCTTGGTTTAACGGCCTTGATGATGCACGTAAAGATGCTATGATTGACATCGGATTCAACCTCGGAGCCACGAAGTTACGTGGGTTTCGACGCGCCTTGGCCGCTATGGAAGAAGCAGATTACAACGCTGCTAGTGATGAATTTTTAGATTCCAAGTGGGCTAGACAAGTCGGGAGCAGATCAGTAGAGCTTACCGAAATGATTAGAACAGGTGAGTATCTATAACGAGGTTAGTCCATGCCACTACAACAACTACAGTTAAAGCCGGGAGTTGACCGTGAAAATACGCGGTATGCGGCTGAAGGCAGTTGGTACGAGACAGACAAGGTGCGGTTTAGACGGGGTATGCCTCAGAAGATTGGGGGTTGGGTACGTCTATCTGCTGCTACTTTTCTTGGCGTGTGCCGCTCCATGCTTAACTGGGTTACCCTCCAGAGACAGAACCTTGTAGCCGTAGGCACTAACCTCAAGTACTACATCGAGCGTGGTGGGGCTTACTTTGACATTACCCCTATTAGAGCCACAGCAACGCTGACAAATCCGTTTACCACTACTTCAGGCTCTACAACGGTCCTTGTAACTGACACTGCACACGGTGCGATTCAGAATGACTTTGTTACGTTTAGTGGTGCTTCAGCAGTGGGTGGGCTAACCCTGAACGGTGAGTTCCAGATTAGTTTTATAAACGAAGATACCTACAACATCACGGCTGCCAGTCAAGCGTCGTCTGCTGCTACAGGTGGTGGTACAGTCACTGCGGCTTACCAGATAAACACAGGTAACGAGATTGCTGTCCCATTTACAGGATGGGGTGCGGGTACTTGGGGTGCAAGTACTTGGGGTAATGGCACGGTTACATTTGCTCCTATTAGGCTTTGGAGTCAGTCTAACTTTGGTGAGGACTTGTTCTTTGGCTATCGTGGCGGTTCAATATTCTACTGGGACGCGAGTAATGATCTGACAACTCGTGCAGTGTACGTATCTTCTCTAAGTGGTGCATCCAACGTGCCTACTATAGTTAACAAGACCTTTGTATCAGACATCTTTCGTTTTGCCTTTTGTTTTGGTTCCAACGCGCTGGGTAGTGCCACTCTTGATCCTATGTTGATCCGCTGGTCTGACCAAGAAGATGTGGCTAACTGGACTCCTGCGGCAACCAACCAAGCCGGTAGCTTACGTCTGTCTAGGGGCAGTGAAATCATTACAACCCTACAAGCACGGCAAGAGGTTCTTATTTGGACTGACACTGCGCTGTACGGTATGCAATATCTAGGCGCACCAGAGGTGTGGGGTGCTCAGTTACTAGGCGATAACATAACAATAGCCGGTCCTAATGCAGCAGCTTATTCAGGTAACATTGCGTACTGGATGGGTACTGACAAGTTCTATATGTACGATGGTACGGTTAAGACCCTACCGTGTAGTGTACGAAGCTACGTGTTTAACGACTTTAACTTCACTCAGTATGCACAAGTTGTAGCCGGTACTAACGAGCGGTTTGACGAGATATGGTGGTTCTATTGTTCTGCCGGGGTTACACAGAATGACCGTTATGTGGTGTACAACTACTTACAAGACATTTGGTATTACGGCACATTAGCTCGTAGTGCTTGGATAGACTCTGATCTGCGTGAGAATCCTCTAGCTGCTACTTATAGTAACAACCTCGTCAACCAAGAAGTCGGTATGGATGATAACCAAACGGGGGTGCCTTCTGCTATTACAGCTACGCTCTTATCCTCTGAGTTTGATTTAGATAACGGTGACAGGTTTATGTTTATTAATCGTATGCTGCCTGACATAACGTTTGAGGGGTCTACAGTAGATAGTCCTGCGGCAGTGATGACTCTGTTCCCTATGGAAAACTCTGGTTCTGGTTACTATAACCCTACCTCTGAGGGTGGCGTAGACAACGCTACGGTAACTCGTTCTGCTACTGTACCTATTGAGAAGTTTACAGGACAAGTATTTGTACGGGTACGGGGTAGGCAGATGGCGTTTAAGCTAGAGTCTACTGAGCTAGGTGTAGCATGGAAGTTAGGTATACCACGGTTGGAGATGCGTCCTGACGGCAGGAGAGGCTAGTGGCAGAGCGGCTCGTACAGAAAGTTCAAGTCCCTGCGCTACCAATACCCAAAGCTGGGCCGTTAAAAGAGTACCTTGATGCACTGAACAACATCTTGCGACTCTTCTTTAACTTGCTATCAAGCGGTATAAACAGTGTGTTTGGGGAGTACGGAGGCCGGTTTATAGAGTCTCCTAATGCTAAGTTGTTCTCCACCGTAGACCAGAACGCCAGTGTTATAAACACAGCATATGCGTTACAGTTTGAGAATACATATTTAGGTGAAGCCATAAGCGTAACAGGCACACCAAAGACAAGGATTACACCGACCCACTCAGGAGTTTATAACTTTGAACTGTCGGTAGAACTTACTAGCAGTAGTGCCAGCTCAAAAGAAGTATCGTTCTGGGTGCGTAGGAGTGGGGTAGACATAGCAAATACTGCTAGAATGCACGTCGTAGCAGGGTCAGGTGGAGTAGATGACTTTACCTACAGTTTTACAATAGACATACAAGCAGGACAGTATATAGAACTTATGTGGGCAACAGACGATTTAAACATAACGGTTGATTATCAGGCGGCTGCAAGTCCCCGCCCTGCCGTGCCGTCTACCCTAGTAACCGTAACTTTTGTGTCAGCGTTGCCAGAAACGCTACCAACACCGTAGGAGAATATTGTGGGTAGTTTTATTAACAGAGGACCAACATCCGCAGGAATAATGCAAGGGTTTGGACCAGGAAATCCAAGTTCTCCAGTAGGAAATAACCGTAGTGGGCAAAGTATGTATCGCTTTGCAGACAAAAGAGGTCAGATGTCTGGGACGGGTTTGGCTACTAACTTTAACCCCAACAATGCGTATTACAACGACATGATTGACCAAGCAATAGCTGCTGGAACAGTTGCCGTAACTCCTGATGGCACTGGGTTAATGTATCGGCAAGATGGCACTCCTATTAATAATGCTAGTGAAACTATGACTTCCGGTCAACAAGCTATTGCAAATAACCAAAACCAAGGCCCATATAATCCTAACTACAAAAATCAGAATGCTGGACCACCCCCGACGGGTATTGAAGCTATTGACGTTTTAGGCCAACGTCTTAATCCTGATGGTACATTAATGCCCTCTGATATAGCTACTTTTACTGTTCCAACTGGAGGAACGGGAGTTATAAACGAACCGGAAGAAAAACCGGAAGAAAACAATATTTTTAACAATATTGCAGGAGCGGTAACTTCTGTTGGGTCTAGGTTAGAAGCTTTAAGTAAAATAGCAGGGTTTGATTTTGGAAGTATACAAGGTGCGTATAACTGGGCTAAAGAAAATGCTCCTAATCTATTAGACACAAATTTTACTCCAGAAGAAGTAATACAACTTGATGCTGTAAATTCTCAAAAAGTGACCCTTCCGGGTACG